TCGAGCGGCCATCGATGCACGCTGTGAACTCTTGATCTTGCCTGCACGCAGGCTTATCTGGCCTTGCTTTTGCTGGCCAACACGCAGGATCTGCTGGGCTGTGAACTCGGCCTGCACTGCGTTGAGTTGTGAAATGTCAGCCTGAAAACGCAGGGATGATGCCTGGGATTCCAGTTGTGCCTTTTGATTTTGTGCGGCGTAGTAGGAGCCGATTGCTCCAGTAACGGCACCGCCAATCGACATGATCGAGCCAAACTGGCTCATTGCCGCCGTGTCGGTTCCTGTCAATAGGGTCATGTGTCAAATCTCCTGTTTAACCTGGGCTTAGAGTATTGTGTTGACCTTACCTCCACAGCCACAGGTTTTTGCATGGTTGAACATTACCGAGGTGTCTGGATCTTACGGGTACCTTTACCCACCGATTGCAACCTCGAGCGTCATTCCAACAATCGTCAGTGGCAATGGATCGCTCTGACGGATGAACACCTGGCCACTATCCAGCCAGGATGGGGTGAGCATGATCTGGATCTCTTCGGTCTTGAGCGCAGGCGGTGTGCCGTATGGCTCAGTCGTCCGTTGCTTGGCCTCGATCAAATTGTTTTCATCAGGACCAATGAAGATACCTGAAGACTGATAGACGCGGAGCCATGCTTTGTTGACATTCTTGTACCGGCCTTGGCCCATACCGTTGTCAATGCCCATCGCCAATGGCAGGCTTTCAAGGTCCGAGTCATATTCAAGGCCAATGTGAATAATGCTTGCGGCCCGGTCAATTGTGATTGCGCCGCTTGTCACCACCTCTTGTGGTTGCACCGCACCATCAGCCAAGATTGAAACAGTCTTGCCCTCGAGCCAGGTCAGTCCGCTGATTGTATTGCGTGCAAACGAATACAGGGCCGTGGCGGTGTTTCTGAGGGCGGCTGGTAGTGTGACATCAACTCGAGCCGTTGCGACCGTTGTGGAGGTCGTAGAGCGAATTGTGAGGCGGTATTTATTGCCTGATGAATCAGTCAGCACAATGGCGTCATTGACATCGCCTGTGCCTGGGTAGGTAAAGATGGCTGTCGACGCCGTGATTGTCAGCACATCAGCCGGACCCCAAGTAGTGCCACCGCTTACCGTCACAGTTGTGGCGGAGGTGTTTGTGCCGTCATATGTTGCGCCTGAGTCAACAAAGAATGCATCCTCAATTGAATCGAAGTGACGGCTGGCCATGCGCTCGACATAGCGTTTGGTCACGCCACCAATGGTCCTGCGGATCACAGCATAAAGCCGGTCCTCGTTACCTTCAGCCACTACAGTCACAGACTCGAAGACGCCGTCGGTGTCATGCTTATGCCAGGCTCCGACCTGCTGTTCTGGTGTGTAGGTCAAGCCCAGCAACATGCCGGATGTCGACACAAACCAGATCATTTGCAGTGGCGCTTTGGCAAAGGCCATGTCTGAGATCTCATAGTTGTCAAACAGGTGAGCAGAACGGATTGACATGTCGTTGGTGATAAAGCCGCTGGCCTGCCAGTTGTAGCCCAGTTCGCGCACATGGCCACCGCGTGCAGAGCAGTAGACCAGGGCATTGTTGATGATCACTGGTTGAACATTCGATGCACCGATGTACGACTGTGGTCGAACGGAAATTGTGGTTGGTGTAATCTCGTCACTGTTAAGCGATGATACGCGCCACTCAGCAGATCCAGTCAGCAACAGCAACTGGGTCAGCGGCACAATGTGCCTGATGGTGTTGGCTTCACGAGCGGCCACGCGGAACTCAATGCGGTCATCGTCGCGGATTGGTAAGCCGTAACTGAGGTTGGACTCAGTGCCCGACTTGGTCATCCAGATTTTTTGCGGCTCGTTTGTGGTTCCAGCAAAACAGCGACGCTGTTCAAAGTACGACACGGCGCCTGGGTAGTTGCCTGAACTGACAAATTCATTGTCGTAATTGGGCGGAGTAATTGACAGATCCGGCGCGATGTTGTTGTCAACGATGCTCGTGCCAGTCGTGCTTCCAATGTAGCCATACAGACCTCCCAGCAGTTTGTAAACCCGATAGCGTGACGCTCCAGCCACAGCACTCCAAGCAATTGTGTTGGTTGAGCCGGTTACAAAAATGTTGTTAGTCACTGAGGCCACAGAAGATGACACAGACTCGCCAATGTCATCCGATGCAATAGCCGTCACCACATAACTCATTGTCTCGTATGTATCAGCGTTGGTCGATGACGATGCTGGGATATAGCGCGTTGCAGACACGCCAGTGGGCGCGGCAATTGGTGCCCCAAAATTAATGGAGGTCAGGGTCCAGTTTGTAGCGCCAAGGCGTTTTAATTCACGCGGGGCATAGTTTGGGTGAACCAGCGTCATCACATCGGCAGACTGCACATAATGGATGTCAAACAGGTCAGCCTCTGCATATGGGTTGGCAATCTCGTATGGCACGCCACCAGACATAAGTGTGCCGCCCTGCGTGTGAAAACGGATATAGCCAGGGCTTAACTCGATCACCATGGTTTGAGTTGTCGAATATGTGAATGGGATCAAGCGCGTTTTTTTGGTGCTGTCTTTGACCTCACGCACAAACGCAAAGCCTGGTCGGTTCTCTGCTGGTCCTTGTGGCGTAGCAACAAAGTTCTTCATCGTGGCCGCGCCGGTTTGATATTTCACATCATCGATGCGACCAAACATCTCTGGCGACATTTCGCCGCCAGCAAACGAGCGTTGCAGTGTGCGTACATTTGGCATGCTTATCTCCCAGCAATCCAGGACACAATGTGCTCTGGTGCAATTTTGCGTGAGTTGGAGTCAGCCTCCATGGCTTTGCCCAGGTACAGATTCATCATAGTGATGCATCGCTTGCCCTCTGCCGCGCCCTGGTCACCTTTGATTACTGGACCAGCCAGCATCGATGCCAGGTGCCACGATAGAGTTACTGTGAACAGTGGTGAAAACTTGGTAGCGTCTGTGATCTTTGCGTGGTATCTAAGCACGGCCTGCTGTTGATTGGTCAGAATAATTTCTGATCCATCAGCGGCCACCTCGACTGCAAACTTTTGCGGCACATACTGGCCAGCGGCCACAGACGGCGAATAGTTGGTGTAAAAGTCCGGGTAAGTTTCCGGCGTGAATGTGGTGCTGTAGTCATCGCGGGCCTCGGGCGGCAACACAGAGATGATGTCATGCGCATCAGCAGGCATGGCATAAGCGTACTGCCACATCGGCCAGGTGTTCTCAACCTCCGCACCGTATGCGCGTTTGGTCGCAAATGACCAACTGTGCATCTCAAGCAAAGTGTCTCGTGCGATTGGATAAAAGCGTTGGCAGTGTTCTGCCTGCGCTGATCCTTCAGGTGGATCAATACTTGCGATGGTGGCGTTGTCGCCGAGGTGCGCCAGCGCAAGGTTACAAATGTCGACAACTGATGCCATCATGGCCTCCTAATGTAAAAAGGGGACCGTGGTTTCCCAACGGCCCCCCGTGACTTACGGCTTCCAATCAGGAAGGATTACACGGAGCCTTCAACCGGCTCGCGCTTCGCCTTAGGCGTCCACTTCTTTGCAGATGTGTCGGCCTTCGTTTCGTTGCCTTCGTCGTCCACTGGAACCAAAGCGGCTCCAGCAGGACCATCATAGTCAACAATTTCGCCCTCATTACGAAGACCATTGTTGATGAAGCAGGGCGCGATTACTCGGTATTTAGGCATGTGCAATTCTCCTTATTAGACTACGGTAAAGCCAGATGCATAGAACTTCTTGCCGTCCTGAACATCCGTCACGATGTCGGCGGTAACTTTACCAGCCGAGTTAGTGCCAGACACAGTGTAGCGAGCGCCGAGGTAACGCTTGCCGAGCGAAGCGATCTGCGGGTTCAGACGCACGGCCACATTGGTGCCAAGAGTCAGACTAGCAGTCAGGATCGCGCCGGAAGCGCCAATCACCACGACATTGCTCGACAGAGCGGCATTGTCAGCGATGATGATTTCGAAGTTGGTAGAAGTACCACCAGCGAAAGCCTCAGTCATTGCGAAGTTCATAAAAAGGTCTTCACCTTCACCCATGTCGCGAGCAATAGACAAGTCGACAGTATCAGTCGACACGGCAGTCGTAGTCACGGCTTGGTCAGTGGAGACGCGGAGCAGTTTATCGGTAATCATGGTTTTGTTCCTTTCAGTGTTTAATGGACCAATTAAGAA